GGTGATGGAAACGGTGGTGAAGATTCTTGTCAAGGAGATTCAGGAGGGCCGTTGATTATGACTAATGATGATGGTGAATATGAATTAATTGGAATAGTGAGTTGGGGTTATGGATGTGCAGAAGCTCAATATCCAGGTGTGTATTCAAGAATCTATCCAAGATTAGATTGGTTCTTTGGATACATTGGAGAACCTGAAAATGAGTTTGAAGTAGAATTATATGGTGATGTTAACTTTGATGGTGAGTTGAATATTACAGATGTAATAACAATCATTAACTTTGTTTTAGGGCAGACACCAACAGAAGAACAATTACTAACAGCAGATATGAATCAAGATGATATTCTAAATATCCTTGATGTGATTCAATTAGTTAGTGAGATATTAGGAACATCATTTACACAATCAGTTAATTGGTTGGAAGAAAATTATCCACAATTGAAAACAAAAGAAAGATTGAGTAAGTTAGATAAATCACAATTCTTTGCAAAAAAAGATAGATGTAGAGAATTAAAGATAGAGTATGAAAAAGTGATGATGGAAAACAAACGATTAAAAACAAAAATTTCATTGTTAAAAAAGTTAGATAGAGAAAAAATGTTAATGTTAAAGGAGTTAGGTGAAATAACTTCTAAATTGGAGAAAAAATAATGGCAAAGAAAATGGACAAACATATTTATTCAGCAAAAGTTGTAAGAGTTGTAGATGGTGATACAGCTGATGCTATGATTGACTTGGGTTTTGATACTTGGGTTAAAAAAAGAATTAGATTCTATGGTGTAGATACTTGGGAATCAAGAACTCGTAATCTTGAAGAAAAGAAAAAAGGTTTAGCAGCTAAAGATTATGTAAAAGATTTATTAGAAAATTCGGATGAGGGCAAGTTCTTATTAAAATCTCACGGAGTTGGGAAATATGGACGAGTCCTCGGCGAACTTTTTGTTAAAGGTAATGAAAAGTCAGTAAATGAATTACTTAAAGATAATGGTCATGCTTACGAATATCATGGAGAAAAGAAAAAAGTATTTGGAAGTTAGCGGATTATTTCGTATATTAATAGTATATAAAAAAGAGGTTATAAAATGGTTTTCAGTTCATCAAAAAGAATAGGTCCTGTATCAACAGGTCATCGTCAATGGAAAGATGATGGTCATTGTTCGTTTGTTCACGGGTATGGTAGATATGTTGAATTTACATTTTGTTGTGAAGAACGAGATGAAAAAGGTTGGGTTATGGACTTTGGTGATTTAAAAGATATTAAGAAATGGTTAGAAGAACAATGGGACCACAGGTTATTATTAGCTCACGATGACCCTTTACTTGGATTATTTGAAGGATTACATAAATTAGGCGGTGTTAATATAAATGTAATGCCAGAAGGTTATGGTCCTGGTATTGAAGATTCTTGTAAATGGGTTTATGATAATGTCAATCCTATGATTCACGAAAAAACAAATAATAGAGTTTGGTTAAAAAATGTCAGAGTGTATGAACACGAAAACAATTGGGCTGATTATGGATTACAATAGAAAACAGCCATTAGGAGAAACTTATACTTGTTTACAAGGTGAGGGTAAATATATGGGAATGCCTCATATATTAATTCGTGTTACGGGTTGTAGATTGAGATGTCAATTCTCAAGTTCATTTTGTGATACACCTTATGCTTCTTGGAAACCTGAAGGTGGTCAATTCACATTAAATGATATTGTAAAAGTCTATGAAGATAATCCTCAGATTAAACATACAATGATTACAGGTGGAGGACCTACATTGTATGGAAAATTGTTGCAAGAGCTTTGTGTTATAGGGAAAAAATTTAATCATACAATCACAATTGAAACAGAAGGTTCTGAATTTGTTCAAACGGTTGCTGATAATATTTCTTTATCTCCTAAGTTATCAAATTCAACTCCTCGTCCTGGTACTTGGATGCCATTTGCCAATCGTGAAGTTACAGAAGCTGATAAAAAGAAACACGAAAAGTGGAGATGTAATTACGATGCTATGAAACAATTGATTGAAAATCATCCAGATTATCAATTAAAGCCTGTTATATCATCTATGGAAGAATTAAAAGAAGTAAAAGAATTACAAGAAATATTAGATATACCTAATCATATGGTATGGTTAATGCCAGAAGGTTTGACAGAATCACAATTAAAAGACAGAAGAGTTTGGTTAATGGAATTGTGTACTGAACAAGGTTATAATTACACAGAAAGATTACATATAATAGCATATGGAGACAAAAGAGGAGTATAATGAATAGTACAGAATTATTTAAACATCAGTTAAGAAAAGGTAAAGAAGGTGAAGATGCTTTCAGAATAATGGCTAACAATCATTTTGATGAAGTAAATGATTATACGAATTATGAAATGTGGAAAGACATACAGAGTAAAGGTATAGATTTTGGATTTAAAATGAATAGTTGGCAAACTGAAAAAACTTGTGATGTAAAAACTAATTTATATCATCAAGATAATCAATATTATACAGGTTATATTTTTAATATTGAATATGCTAAATGGCATCCAAAACATATCAATGAACATAAAAGAACAGAAGAAGAAGGATGGATTCAAGATTCAAAAGCTAATAGAATTTATCATTTTGAAAAAGGTACAATGAATTATGTTTACTATGATTTAGATGAAATGAGAAGTTTTATCTATAGAGAATGGGATAGGCCTAATAGTTGGTTACAGAAAATGTCTTATGTTGCTGGTTATAATTCAGATTATGCAACAATGATTCCTATAAGAATTAACGATGACAGATTTAAACATTTAATTAGAAAAATTGATATTCAAGGAGTATAAATGAAAACAAATGTTATAGTAAAATTACAAGTTGAAGGTCTACATCATTGGCCAGATGCTGCTAAAGTTTTTCCTGAAGTAGGATTTTTAGCTGATATACATAGACATATATTTCACATCACTTGTAAGAAAAGAGTCAATCACGATGATAGAGATGTAGAATTTATAATATTTAAAAGAGATATAACTACATATCTCGAAAATAAATATTATGACAATACTACACGCTGTCTGTTATTTGGCTCAAAGAGTTGTGAAATGTTAGCTAGAGAATTGTATGAAGAATTTGAATTAGAGTATTGTTCAGTATTTGAAGATAACGAAAATGGAGCAGAGATATATGAGTAAATTAATTTATTTACCTTTAGAACATATACCTTCAAGGTATACGGTTCATATGGATAGAGACATTACAGAATATTTAGAAAAATCAGGGAAAGAATTTATTAAAATATATCCTGATATTCCTACACCTACATCAATGAAAGCTGGCAGTTTCTTAGATGCTGAGTTTACAATCAGATTTAAGGCTGCTCAGATTGAAGAGTTGGCTAGATTATATCGTGAAGATGTGATTGATTCAGGTGACATTATTTGGAGTTCTGATTTATGGCATCCTGGGTTACCTGAAAGTGTTGCTTATATGAATTACTTTGCTAAGAAAGATGTTAAGTTAAGAGGATTCATTCATGCAGGTTCATTTACTGATACTGATTTCGTAAGAGATTTAGAACGATGGGCTAAAAACTTTGAAGATAATTTATTTGATATATGTGATAAAATCTATTGTGGTTCAGAGTTTATAAAAAATGATATAGTAAAGAAAAGAATTGTAAGTCCTGATAAGTTTGTAGTGACAGGACTTCCTTTAGATGAAAAAGAATTAGATATACATCATAGTAATGTAGTTGAAAAAGAAGACATAGTAATATTCAGTGGTAGGAATGTTGATGAAAAACAACCTTGGTTGTTCGAACAATTATCTGAACAACTAAAAGGTAAAGCTGAATTTATCAATACACAAGAACATAACTTTTCAAAAGATGAATACTATGATTTATTAAGTAGAGCTAAAGTTGTTGTTAGTTATGCTCTTCAAGAAAACTTTGGATTCGGTGTAAATGAAGCTGTATATTTAGGTTGTGCTCCTGTACTTCCTAACAGATTAGTTTATCCTGAATTTTATAGTGATGAATTTTTATACAATACATTTGATGAAAGTGTAGAAATGGTAGAAAGAATACTTGATGATTATGATAGTTGGATGCCATCTACAGAAAGTTGTCAAATGGGTGTATTAGGAAATGGTAATAATTTTATAATGGAGAAATGGTTCAATGAGTAAATTTAAATATTTTCCTTCATTCTCAGCTGGTGAGTATGGAGATAAACTAAAAAAAGATTTCAGATTCAGAAATGGTAGAACTTGTCGTTTTTATTCTGATGAAATGGAAGAAAAATATAAACACAATGAAGTGTTAATTACAGCTGGAGCTCACTTTAAAACAGATGGTTATAGAGATAAGTTAGGCCTTACAAAAGACAATCTTGTTATGGGAGATTCAGGTGGTTATCAGATTGCTTCTGGAGCTATGAAATGGGATATAAAACATCGTGATAGAATATTTAAATGGTTGGAAGAAAACACAGATATTGCTATGAACTTAGATATCCCTCCTAGATTAAAATATCAAGGACAATATGGTGAGTGTTTAGAAATCAGTAAAGAAAACTTTAAATATTTTTCAG